CGTAATTTTGCCTCGGGAAAATTCCCACGACAGCCTATGAGCCAAAAGTGGCCTGTTCTTCACGTTTAATCGTCCGTATCCATTGGTATCGCGGTACCCGGTCCACTCCCAACAGTCGCCAGACTTGTCAACGTAAGCCCAGAACCTATCTTCCAAAGAAAGCCCGTGAAGCTGAAACTGTTTCCTTTTCTCGATCTTGCTCATCTTCAATCCCTTTGTCCGGTATCCGTCCACTGGTCCATTATAGGCCAATGGACGGAACCGTACAAACTAAGCCGCCGCCCCCTTTACGAGGTTCCGCTGATGCGAACAGCGAGCCTGGGATCAATACAGGCGAGCCCATAGAGGCAGTCCAGACGCCACAGCGATTCGTCGCTGATGCCGTCGTACACCGGAATGACGCGAACGCTGGTGCCGTTGTAGGTCTTGCGGCCCACGTCAACAGCGCCGGGCGGGGCGACCAGCGGCACAGTCACCAGGGCGAAGGCGTTCTTGTGGAACACCATGTTCTGGCGATAGTTGGTGCTGGCCGAGCCCATGAACGTCACGTCCTGGTCGTTCAGGTCGGTGACGCCCTGGACGTCAACGTTCTTGTGGGCTCCGGTCCAAATCATCGGGGGGCTGATGATCAGGTCGGTTTCCGAGCCCGAAGCGGTCGCCGCAGTGGTCACGGTGAACATCTTCAGATGAGCCAGAGGAGCCTTGGTGACGGGGTTGACGTCATAGACGCCCGCGATGGTGAACACGTCACCAGCCGCAACCGTCTGAGTGGCACCGCCCAGGCCATCGATGTGGATGGTCTGGACCCACGTATCCTTGACCGAAGCGTAGGTCGTGGTGGACGTGGTGATGGACAGGTCGATTTTGGTGGACCCGGAGCGGCTGCCGGTGGTCAGGGTGGCCACATTCTGGGTCATGTAGGTATCGACGTTGCCGATCACGCCAGCGCTGCCCTGCCGATAGGCGGGCTTCACGATGGTGTCGGTAAACAGCGCGGTCTGCGAGCCCACGAGGCCCCAATGATCGGCGGGAGCCAGCACGGCGCACCGCATATCCTGGGGGGCGGCGTTCTCGTCCAGACGCTCAGGCCCCTTGGCGAAATCCGCGAAGGAGTTGATGGTCTGGCCGGGGGTGCCAACCCAGTTGGGGACCTTCTTGTAAAGGCCATGCAGGTCAACGTCGATCTGGTTGGCGAGCTGAACCATGGCCGGGCGAATGACACGCTCGGTCAGGTCCTTGATGTTCAGGCTCAGGTCCTGAGACGTGAACTTGAAATCGACGCCCTTGCGCTTATCGACGGTGATGGTGGTCTTGCCCTCGGTCACGTTCTGAGCCGACGCGGTAGCGCCGTCGCGGACGGTGAAATCGGCGGGCTTGCGGATCGAGATGGTTTCGCCGACCTCGTAGCCGTTGACCTTCTTGCCAAAGTCCTCCTCGTAGCCTCGGAAGACCTTGCGGGCCATGACCAGCTCGTTATCGAGCACGGCCACGGCGGCGGACGCGATGATGTCCGCAGTAAGCGTGGTGTTCGCCATTGTGGCGGTTCCTTTCGATTATCGGCCCGTGCGGAGGTACTTAGCCATTACCGCCGGGTCCGAGAGATTGAGATTCGAGGCAGGGGAAGCGCCCTTCGCCTTCATGGCCGTCACGGGGGCGGCGGTTTTCGGCGCGACAGGGGCAGGCTTCTTTCCCGCCGATTGCATCCGGTCAAACATCATGGCCTTGTAGGCCATTTCCGCCGTTGCCGGGTCTTGACGCCAGACCTTCGCGGCATGATCCTTGTCAATGCCGTAATTCTGGGCCACGTAATCGATGATTTCGGGCACCCTCTGAGAGAAGCCCTTGATGCGGCGTTCAAGAACGGCTTCGCCTTCCTGCGCACGGCGGGCCGCTTCGGCCTCCTGCGCTTGCGTAAGCCCTGTTTCAAGCTGCGCCACCTTGTTGACGGTCGCGTTGAATTCAGCCGACTTCTGCGCCATCAGGTCGGAAACGCGGCGGGCTTGGTCCGGGTTGGACTGCCACAGCGCGTTTACGTCGATGCCGCGAAGTTGCTCTATCTCTGCCTTGATCTGAAGGCCCTTCGAATAGGCGTTCAGCACTTCGCCGTTGATGTTTTCCAGCTTGGCGACGGCCTGAGCCCTCGCTTCGACGGACTTGCGCACCTCGGCAACTTCCTGGGATTTGCGGGTGTAATCGGACCAAGTGCCCTTGGTGAACTTGTCCAACTGATCCGCTATTTCGTCCGGGATCGAACCCTTCGGCACCTTGAACTTGTTCCCGCCAAAATCGAACTCGATCTCTTCGGGAGGCTGTTCGGCCTCGGTATCATCCTCGGACTGTTCCGCCTCATTCTCGACGCCATCGGCCTCGGCTGCCTCAACGGGCTCCGAGATCGTGGCTTCGGTTTCGGCGGCAACTCCCGGCTGGGCGGTTGCTTCATCGGACATTGGAAAGCTCCATCTAAGGGACGCGGCGTCTCACGACGCTGCTTTTCCGGGTTACACCCCCGGCGGCGTTCCCGGCTGCTGCGGGGCAGCTCCGGGCATCTGGTTTGGGTTCATGGCAGGCGGCATCTGCCCCGGCGCACCCATCGGCATGGGCGGAGGGGTGATACCCTCGGCAGCCATCACCTGGGGCGGTAGCATCGCTTGGAGGCGCTTGGAAACTTTGTCCGCGCCCACGAAATCCATATGCTCAAGAAGCACATCGCCCAAGAGCGCGGCGCTATCCGGCACCGCCCGCATGATCTCGATCAACGTCTCGCGGGTTTCCTCGCGCTGGGTGGCAGTGGTCGGGCCGGACGCCACGGTCACGTCATACCGACCCACGGCCAGGTTGTAGAGGCGGGGTTCGCCTTCGATGCCAGGAAGGACGGACCCTCCGTCCTCCATAGTCAGGCGGACAACCTTTTCCTTACTGTCCTCGCCCAAAATGCGGATTGTCTCACGCGGGCTGTAAATGGACGGGATGATTTCCACCAGCACCCGCCCGGCGTATCCGATGGCACGGGCCAAGTTATCCTTGAAGTGGAAGTTTGCCACATCGCCCTGGGCTTCCCGAGCCATGATAGCCCGCCCGCTCGTCTCGTTACTGCGAGCGCCAAGGGAACTGTCATAGATGCCCGTGATGGCCTTGATGTCGTCAGATGCGTTCATCGCCTCTTGGAGCGCCCCAGCGGGCACACCGGCGAAAGCCTCACGACGGGGAGGCGATCCACCGGCGGACGGGTCGTATTCTAGGAAGGCATGGCTGCGGGTGTTCGCGCTTGACCACTTGGCCTCATGGCCCTTGGGAACGAACCCGACAGGCCCCACCCACGGCGCACGGGGGGCAAGGGCAACAAGCTCGGTCGTCGCTGAACGCCAAAAATTGAACATGGCCTGCGGGTCGCGGGCGTCCCGGATCATAGATTTGAAATAGCGGCGGCCCTTGTGGAAAATCTCTTCGCCCCACACCGGGCAAATCGGGATCGTCGATCCGGGCCACTCCTCCTCTTCCAGCACCTCGACGCCAGTCATGAGGCGGCGGGTCACGGTGTGGAACTTGGCCTTCCGGCGGCGCGTCTCTGTCAACCCATTGACGGCCATGAAGGCCTGCGTCAACTCGTCATCCTTGAGCATGCCGCCCAATTCGACGCCGCCAGCCGCAAAGAACTGCCGCGCCACGTTGGGCAGGCTATCGGCCCGCATAACGCGACCGTCCGAAAGCTGGATGATTTCCCGCTCGTTTTCCTGGCGGGACCAGTATTCGGAGATGCGGACGCTGTCGTCCTGCACCCAGTCCTGATGCCATTCCTGATCACCTGCCTCGAAAGAAACCGGCGTGGCCTTGGGATAGCGGCGCTTGAACTCTTCCTGGGTCAGGAAGTCCGAGACGAATGCGTATCCCCAGTCGGAAGCGTCAAACGAGGTGGACGACACATCCCAATGAACCATAAGCGAGTTGGGAACTCGCTCGATCTTCGCCACGAGGTCAAAGCTATCCTCATGGGCGTAGTCAATGGAGATGCGGAAGAAACCGAAGCCGCCGGAAACCGCCTGGTCAATGGCGGTGTCATACGCCACATCGGCCATGCTGTCGCGCTCAATGGATCGGATCAGGCCGGAAATAACCTCGGCGGTGTCAACGTCAGCGCCGCTGTCAACCGGGGAGACTTTAACGCCCGGCTTGGACTGGCGGCTTTCGTTGACGACGGAGCGAATGAACGCGG